ATGTGGGTCTAATCCTTTGTATGTAGCCATCGTACCAGCCTGAACATACTTCTTTATGTACTTTCTTACACCTAACCTTTTAGCATCCAATGCGTGTTTTATTTCGTGTAGTATAGTCATCAAAAATTCTTTTATAGATGGATATGACCTTCTCAGAGTTATGGTATCCGTCTCAGGAACATATTCTGCCATCTGACTACCTTTGGTAAACTTTATCTTTGATTTCAGTCCGTATTGTTTTACTAACTGTTGTGCTGTATCCAAATAGTCCATCCTTTCCAATAGTAAATTGTTCATAACCTTTCTGTATTTAGAATCATTTATCTGTGTGTTTTGTGGCTCAAAGTCTTCATCAGGTATCCATTCTTCCCACTTTTCGAAATGTGCTTCGAAGTCCTTATTTATCTGATTGATGTAAGCGGTTTTGATTACAGCATATTCTTCATCCTCTCCCTTACCATAAATGTAATCAGCTTTGGGAAAATCAACCTGTTCATATCCACCTCTATCAAACCATGGTTCAGGTTTACCAGCTAATCCACCTAATATTCTTTTTTTATCACCTCTAATAAAACCTGTATCTGGTTCACCCTCATCTGTATCACTGTATCCACTAATGTTAGAAGACGCTTCCATCATTTTTTTGAACTTACCCATTATGCGTCAAACCTTACGTTTATTCCCAAAGCTAAATCATCATCGTTTTTTATGGGATGAGAAAGTTGTCCTACAGCAATTAGCTCATTAAAATCGTTATACAAACCAACTTTTGTAATGTATGGTCTAAATTCAGAATGTGTTACAAATCCTTCATAGTCTGATGATGCCTGGTAATAATGTTTGTAAGAACCCGATTTAGCTGTTGCATGACCTGGTGGAAAAAACTTCCAAGATTCAGAGCCAGATACGGATATACTACCACTTCTCTGAAATGTTGCTGATATGTTAGTTGTTCCATTGTATTCACCTTCACCGACAACACAAGTATACGAATGTTCTCTTATGGTTGTTTGTGCTTTGTAACTTAGACTATATCCATCAGTACCTGTTTTTGTTCCTATATCAACATATTTAGATCCTGTGTTAGTGAAAACTAACAATCCTTGTTCGTAAAATATATTACCGACAAAACTTCCTGTTGATTTGACTATATCCGAAAATCCACCAGCTGCAAATTCAGCAAAACTAGAGGAAAAAGAATTATCATATAAGTTACCTGCCCCATCATCTTTTATAGTTAAAGTAGAGACTCCACTGTCATCAGATAATGTGACAGATTTTGGCTTAATTCTTTCACCATACAATTCTTTAGATACTGAAATTATAGATGCTGATGGTTGTAAAAGTCTGTATTGTCTCTGTGGAGTGTAACCAAAATTATTATAATTGTTTTTTGTATCACGATAATATAATTGATTTATTGTGAACCAAGTAGGTATGTGATAAAAACTAGCAGACTCAAAAGTTGTTTTAGTGGCCGTATCAGAATTAAAGTTATTTATACTTGAACTTATAGCTCTAAAACCATAAACTCCACTACCACTATCCGCATTGGTAACAGTAAACTCCTTAAAAGCTTTAAATGGTGTTACATTAATATCTCTTGGGTCGAGTCTTTTAAACATGACCTATATCTCCCAAGTTTAGAAATCCAGTTTTACTTTAATAAGCGCTTCTCTGGAGTAAGATTTTAATAGTGGTTTACTTAACTTAGCAACTGCTAACAACTCATTCTGTGCATTATACAATCCAACCTGCGTTATAAAAGTCTTTGGATTCTTTTCAAAAGTACGTACTGTAAAGTCACCATTTGAACCAGAAGTAAAAGTTGGGTTAGAACTAAAGTTAAATTGACTATTCGGAACTCTACAGAAGTAATGTTGTGAAGTAATTACCTCTTCTCTACGAGCTTGAAATTTATCTTCACCCCGTATTGCTTCATAGAACTTACCTACATTACCACCTTCTGTATTAGAAGCAAGTCCAGTGGAAAGGGAAGCTGTAGCATTTAATGCTGGGCCATTGAGTATTATTATTCCTAAATCAGGATAAAATAATCCAAGTCCACCGCCCGGTTGGTCTACTGCAGCTTCGTATGTAGAGGCTGTACCACCAGCTATAGAACCACTAACGACATTAAATACTCTACCACCTTGATTGATAGTTGGATTTGTAGTAGCATTACTGTCATCAATTAATTTTGTTAATCCATATTGTCCTGGAATATCAGAGCCACTTAAATGTAGTTCCCAATTGCCTGGATCCATCTTTTCACGAAGTTGTTGTCTAGCAATTGAAATCGCATATATATAATCTGGTTTAGGAGTATCACCAGTAGAGTTAGCAAATACAAATTTATCTTCGTTGGGTCCTAAAAGAGTATTGACTAGCTGTCTGTAAATTGTAGCAGAAGCTCTGTTACCATCTATACCCACTGCACCAGCAGAACCACTTCCATTAACATGCCCATAAGCTACTGAAAATTGAGCTTTAGCAGTTGAATCTGATTGTGGATTAGTTCCATAAACATCTAAATAATAAGCTGCTGATGAACCTGATTGGGTTGATGAGGTAAAGAAAGAGGTTAGTGTTCCACTTCCGTTTTCCCACATTCCTGAAGATACAATATCTTTTTCATCTCTTAGTATATCACTTGATTCTAAACTATTATTAAGTTCTATATTAAAATCTCTATATGTTGGCATTTTTTACTCCTTATCCTAATAAGTCAACTAAATTATTAGTTATAGTTATAGATGCAGTAGCACCTGTGTCGTTTCCTACTATAGTTAACTGAGTAACACTAGGTACATTTACTTGTAACGCTGAAATCCTAACTTCTTGTGCTACTTCGGTGTGGCTATTAGGAGCTTCATCCGCACCTAAGAAAAATTGTTGACTTGATGCATTAGAACCAGCGTTTTGAGTTACATCCATTGAAGCAACCGATTGGTCGTGTAATATAAATGTGTATGAACTATCAGCAACATTGTTGGTACTAGCCCCAACTTTTGAATTTTGATTTAGTCCTGCAGTCGAAAGGTTATCAAAGGTAATTGATGTTGGACCTTGAATAGTTAACACTGGCATTTTTGTAGTAGTTTTTGGAAGAGTTACCAGCTTATATCTCATTACATGATTTTCATCAGGTATAGCTTCTAAAAGAGGCATACTTTCAATGACTTTACCATAAAAGTCACTTCCATTTGGATGAGTTACATCCCAAAGATTGTAATCAACTTCATCATCTGCTAATGCAAATTTTGTAATATTAAATGCTTCTGTACCTTGTGCTAATAACTCACGACCTTTTTTCGTTAAAATAGCGTCTACAGTTACGGTAGTATTATTAAGAAATCCCATAATTTACTCCTATTGTGTTTGTACTTTGATATAAATGTGATTCATATATAAATATCACAATATCAAATTTTTGTTATTATTTTTCGTTATTTAGAACACCATCGTCTACACCATCTTCTGCTTCATTCATAACTTCTTCAAAGTAAGTAACAAATTCTGGTGCTTTACCTCCGTTTGGTAATTCTTCAGAAACTAACTTTCCCTCTAACTTTTCTTTTTGAAATAGTATTTTCTTTTGAAACAATTTTTTGTCTGCATCTGTCACAGGTGTTTGCTTTTGTTTCTTTAATCCTTTCTTTTTCTTTTTCTTTTTGTCATTTAATTCTTTATCTTCATAACTTGTAAATAGAGAGCTATCACCTTTATCTTCACCATCTACAAAATCTGGAACTATTCCATCACCAGTAGTTAAGGTAGAATCCCCTTCTTCAGTTGTGACAAGCTTAGTTGGTGCAGATATAATTACCTCTATCGGAGATTTACCATCAATTGTTGTTTTTATAGTATTTCTAACACCCTCATAAAAAGAATTTCTTAATCCTTGGAACAAACCACTAAAGTTATCTAAATCTGTGTGCCTAAATGAAGAAGAGTTTGCATTCTCTATATATGCATCAGCTGACGATGTATAAAAATTATAGGTTTTTTGATTGACTCCATAAATTCTTGAACCACTAATAAAAGCTTGAGGGCCGCCCTTTACACCGTTCAACGTATCACCAAATGACATTGTTACATCTGAATAGTCCCCTTCACCTAATCTTTGCCAAATACTTCTATCTGTAAAAGAATCTCTTATCTCTGAACCACTAGCCTCTTTTAATAGATTTTCACCACTTGAAGAAACAACAGAAGAACCAGTTTCATAACTATACATATCAATTCTTCCTGTATAACCATTATAATCTGAAATAGACGAACCGTGATTATATGAACCAGTTATGACAATAGTTTCTTTCGTAATATCTATTGAAGAACTGTAATATAAATTTTCTAAATCAGGAGTTCTACCGATTATTACTTTTGGTCTTTCAAATATATTTGGTTCTATCAATAAACCGATATCGGGTTTAGCTCTAGCAGGTATCATTTTTCTAAGCTGTGGGAACATAGATTGGTCATAATATTTTATCAACCTCATATAATCCCAAAAGTTATTTGGTGCTGTATACTTTTTCCAATAATTATCAGAGACATTTTTAAGTCCTCTATAGCTCAGCTCTAACCTATCTCTCGGGTCACCTAAGTAATTATCAAAATTTAAATCTCCAACCGATTCTATAATATCGTTGTTTATAACATCGGTTGGCGCAAACCAGATACCTACCTTATTAGAATCTAATGGGGAAGTATCAAAAACACTTTCAGTCGACCTATGTTTTGAACTTAGATTAAAACCAGGTTTTAGTTTGTTAGATTCAATTCTAATTTTATCAGTACTTCTTCTCAAAGCACCTATACTTGGTATATGAGATTTCAATTCATCTACTACATTACTAAAAAAGTTTCCTGTAAATCCTGCGTGTGAACCAGATAATGTTTGAGTTTGGTTTGAACTTACATCTCTAATTCCTAATGTATCTGAACTCAAGTCTTTATTATCATTCATTGAATAACGTAAAACTAAATTGTTGTAAGAAGATGACACAGTATTTCCATCGTAAGCTTTTGGGTTGGCTACATGATTTCTAAAAGAACCTGTATTCAATGTTTCTGTCCAATGTCTATATTCCATAATTGAACCACTAAATTGTGCTCCAACATCAGCAACACTACCACTACCACCTATATAAATCTGACCACTTCCTGTCCAAGCGTTACTAAAAGATGAGGAAGCAGCTTGTGTAACATCCATAGTAGATGTACTGTAAAGATGTATTTTACTTCTACTACTATCATATTTACCGACATTCAACTCATAGGATTGAGATACTGATGTATCATCACTAGCCACCATTCTTCTGACCATCACAGAATAAAAATCTCCATCGTAAACAGGAAAAGCAGAAGAACTAATTTCTTTGTAAGCTCCCTCATCGATGCCTACTCTTGAGCCAGACAACATAAATGAAACTCTACCATAATTGTCTTGGTTATTTTTTACACCACCAGCCTCTAATCTAATATACCAATTTTGATTATTATCATCTTGTTTTTCTACAAGTATTTGATTTGAACCTGTAGCTGCTCTAAATCTAAATTCTACAGTATCAGGTTTTCTTCCCGATGTAGAATCATTAGACCAAGCAACATTGACATATTGAGCTCCTCTAAAATCTAAAGCCTTTGTAAATTTTCTTCTTATCTCAAATTGTGGAACTGCATTATCAGGTAAAGCAGGCCCACCATACTCTTTTACTCTAAGTATAGTAGATGGAATACCATACACATTTATCAATCCTTTTAAAGCTCTTACTGTACCTTTGTTCTTTAGAAAAAATGGCATGTTATTTATAATACGACTATAAATTTCACGAGATACATCTCTCTCTGATGTAGCTGAGTAATCAGAAAAAGCTGAACCGGTGACTTCTTTACCTAAAGCATATCTTGGAAGAGATACTAAATCTTTACTATTACTCATATCCCATCCTAAAGATTTAGCTATAGTATACAATAGGTCTTTAGATATACCCTCATCTAATTTGTCTCTTCTATCATAAACATCTGATAAAGCATTTATATACTCCCAAATATGGTCAAAGTGGTGACCAATCATATCAGTAAACTTTATATAGTCATCATTTTTAGAATCTACCTTTATATGTTCGGGTAATAAAGTGCTTAGTTTTGATAGATTATCATTATCGTATAATGACGCTGATTCCATAGTGTTTGTAAACCAAGTATTTGCTTGAGAGGAAGTTGTATGAGCTAACACATATGGACTATTTAAAGTTCCATCTCCACTAGCTTTTGGCCAAGCATTATCGTGAAAAACCCCAATAGAACTGCTGACATAAGAAGAACTTTCAAAATACATATACTTTTCAAATCCATCAAAGTTATTTTTTACGTCTTGTATTTTAAAATGATATAGGTTCATATCTGCGTTGGAACCACTAACTCCAATGTATGAAGCACTAGAAATTTTGTTAGATTCTATTTCTTCAAGCTTTTTCTTAAAATTTCTTATTCTAGTTTCAACAGAGCTAAAATTTACAAAATTTTCATACTTAGAGTAATCTGTATTTACTTCGACACTATCCAAACTCTGACTTAGAAACTCATTTCTTAACTCATTCGATACAGTTTTATCACTTGTTAAAATGTCCGACTCTGTTTTGTATTGTGTCTTTCTTGATTGAATAGGACTTTCTACATTATGTAAGTCAGGAGTTTTTAGAACTAAGCTAGGTTCTTCCTCTGGTACAAAATCAATTATCTTAATTTTTTCTTCTAATGGATTAGCCATTTCTTTAACAATAACACACTCATCGTATTTTTCATAACTTTTTGGTAATGGTTCATATAATTTGTATACAATGGAATGTGGAAAATTTGGAGCAGCTATTCTATCTGATTTAAAGTTAGTTGTTAAAAATAAATCATTATCAAATTTCAGATAAGTTTTTAAATCTCTTGGATTCAAATTTGTGTATGTAACTCCAAATGAGCTAAAAATATTTTCAGAAGTTACATTATATATATCAGGATTACCATCACCTTCACCAGCTAAATCTATATCTTGAGCACCAATCTCAGCTCCTAAATCTCTTATACTCTTTTCTACTAAAACTTCATTATCATTAAGTACAGATAATATTTGAGAACTAAAAGGTCTAAAAACGTCTTGTTTTTGACTTTGTTGTACTAAGGTAAAATCACAAAATACATTATCTACCCATACGATTCCTTGTTGCGTGTGACCTGTAGAGGTTCCATCACCGTTAAAGTAAATATTCCAAACTTGGTCTAAATGCCAATCATCTGGAATTTTTATTTCAACATCAAACCTTTGCCATTGACCAGCTACTTCAGGTGCAACAGTTTGAGTTGTATATGGATGAACCACATAGTGATATCTAGGCGGAATTGGATTGTTACTCTCCCAAATTGCTTGTACACCATTCCAAGTCCAAAACCCTGCAGGACTTAATGTACCATCTTTAAGTGGATTAAAATCAAAAGAAAATGCAGCTAAACCATTATCATATATCGGTTCGGTTTGAGAATCTGTTACAACACCGTCTTCATCGTGAACTCCGTAATTAGTAGCTGCTGGATTTCTAACACCATAGGTTAACGAATCTCCACCAGTACCCGATATTCCAGCGTTGTAAAAAACTTCTTGAATATCTCTTTCGTACTCTTTAGTGCCGCCGGGTCCTTGCGGTCCTGACGGATCTGCACTCGCTCTTACAACTCTTGTATCCTGTACGATTGCGGTGAATCTGGCCCAATCCGAACTATTGGTTGCATCAGAGGGAAGCATAACCGATGGAAATCTACCATCTAAATGAAGAAATGTTTCACTCACACTTTTAGGATAGTCACTACTATCATTAAGTGTATCATTTGAAATATTTCCATTACCATCAATAGCTTGATGAACTATAGTTCCTACTGTGTAATAATATCTGAATGTACCATTTCTTCTTCTAAATGTAACTTCAAACTTTAAATCGTTTTCGTTTATTGCATCGTTTAGCAATGGGCTTATATTTTCTTTTACAGAATTTACTGGTTGTGTGTTAGCATAAACTGGATCTGATAAAGATGTGCCTCCCAAAACAGACTCTATAGGAGTTAAGGCATAGTTATGATAGTAGAAAACATGACCTTTTTTCATTTGAAAAAATTTATTAGAAGTATCTAAATTTCCCCTACCATCATTGTAAAATATAATGTAATGACCATCTCTTACTCTATTTAGAGGAGCTTGATTGAAGTTAGCTTTTCTTGCTCTCGTAACTGATTGTATGAATCCGTTTTCAAAAATATCATCATATAAAGACCTTTCAACACCATCTTCACCTAAAACTTTTTGAGCTCTAAATATTGAACTTTCAGCCCATTCTTCAATAGTTTGACATTTTATATGTGAGGTATCAGTTGAGTCTCCCTTCCCTTCCCAAACTAAATCGTCTTTAAATAAAAGATACTTATCACTACTTACCTGAGTACCAGTCAACCATCCCCTATTTTCTCCTCTGAACGTTTCCCTTCTTATCTTAGCTTCACCCTGTCCTTCAATTTGAAATGGATGATGATTAACTGCCTCTCTTCTAAATACACTTCCTTCAGGTGGAGTCGGTGTGGTTTGAAATTCTGGCGTATTTGTCCACGAATGACCATTCCACACCCATTGGCCTCCAGGACTTAATGTTCCAGCAGCGTCATTTAAATTTTCTTCCCATGTAAAAAATGGTTGTGGTCTATTATTTTGTCCTTCACCTTCTTGCATCTCAATTTCAGTAATTATCCAAAATCCTTGACCACGTGGAAAACGAGTTGTAGTGTCTCCTACTTCTAAACTGTTTATGGTTGATAAATTCACATCATACTGAGACATTAATTGAAAAGTAGTTCTTTCTGGTTGCTCTTCCACACCAGCTGAAGTTCCTGGCTCTTGATATTCTACTGGAGGATTTTCAGGTACTGGTTCTGTGCTTTCTGTTAAATTAGGATTGTAGTAACCATCAGGTGGATTTTGAGGAGCATCTTCTGCTTCTAACCTATCAGCGTATCTCACCATTACCTTTACACCCTTATTAGCAACTGTACTCTTTACATCAAAACTTATATTTATAATGTCTCCTTTACTTACTCCAAACGATAATAAATCTTCCATCCTTTGATTTACAGATAATCCTCTATAGCGTTGTTCATTTGGCCATGCTGGTAAATCCATAAAAGCTTCATTTTGGTCTGTAAATTTAATACAATTACCACCACCATTTCCTTCATTTTGAACTATTTTTGCATGATAACCAAAAGGAGCAGTCCCAAAAAATGGATGGCTTGGGTTATTGTAATTAGCAAAACCAGGTGTCCAATTGTTAGCTCTAATTGCATCATCATGTAAATTTGCATCCCATTCATACTGATTTTCTGCAGTGTAGACACTACCATCACTATTTAAAAATACATCGGAGAAACTTGGATTTCTGAAGAAATTAGTTTCTGTTCTAGCAGGTATTGTTATTTGGTCTATTTTATAAACATCATTTATCTTTATGGTTCCGTTAAGCATTTTGCTCGTAAATTTAAAATTACTATCAGAATCAATCTGTAATTTCTTAGATTCATACAAGTCACCTACAACTTTGATGGTTTTATCAACATTATTTGATAATACAGCTGTTTGCACATCAATAAACTCATCAAGATAAGCTCCATTTATATTTTTTGGCTTTAACCTAATTTCAGTTCTACTAGGAGATATCAAATCTATTTGATATTTTAAATCTTCTATTGACAATTGCTCTACAGTAGTTGAGCTACTTTCAAATTGCTCCTTTGTTGCTGCGTATATGAGTCCATCTTCAGTAATATGAACTACATTCATATTAGTGTAAACATCACCTCTTTTAGTAGTAGATGTATTTAGTGTGTGAACTAAAACTGAAGATTCATCTCCAGCTAACTTTCTAAGAAAATTATACTTTACATTGAAAGTTCCACTTTGATAACCCATATTTCTTATATGTTTTCCAGGATAAAACTGAATGTTATTGTTAGCTGTATTTACAATAAATTCTGATAAAGGTAAATTTTTAAATTGTATAAGGTTATTATTATCGTCAAATAACTGAAAGTGAACAAAATCTTTTGAACCCTGCGTACCCCAAAGACCATCTTCATATGGTTTTAACCCTACTTTCGTCTGAAGACTCGCGTCGAGTAACTGTAAATCTTTTTCTTTTAATTGACTTGACATTAGGTTATTTCCTCAAATTCTCTATCTATCACTTCATCTAAAATACTACCATAATCTAAAGACACTTTTAATTTTTTAACATCCGTATTGTAAATCATTTTTGTCTCATCATCTTCCGGTATTTCATTTTGATAAGGATTTTCAAATAGTAAAACAAATCCATCTTTATCTCTAATCAAAAGACTACCATCATTAGCTGCGCCAAGCTCTAACGCTTCTCTCATCAATTGTCTTTTTCTTAATAGATAATACTCTTCGTCTCTGGTAATCAAATCTTGATAAAATTGTAATTTGTTTAGCTCCTCTGGTGTATAAGGCATTTTTTATCTCACTACTTTAAATATAAAATCATCTTCAAAATATTGTACTGTTTCTTCAACAGTACCACTTCCGCTAACAACTTTGAACTCAAACTTGTAGTACCTTTCCGATTGTAAACCATTCATCCAAAGATTAAAGTAATTACCAGTTGAATCACAACTTATAAGAGAACCAGTACCATAAGGTATAATTACATCTTCAGTCTGAACATCCCTTACTGAATAGTAAGCACCTGTTCCACCTATTTGCTCTATACTACCACTTGGTAAATACTTTTGTGTTAGATATTCTGAAGAAGTGTTTGAGTAAGATTTTGTTGGGTATCTACCTCTACCACATAACCTGAATTTTACTTTAGATTTTTCTTTGTATTCAGGTCTCAAAGATTTCATATACACAATTAAATCTTCTAGCTCAGAAGATTCTAATGGCTCTAAAGAACCTGTACTCCATTTTGTATCATACCATTCAACTTCTAACTTCGGTGGGTATATTGTATGAGTTTGTCTTGAAAAGAATTTAAAATCACCTAATCTGTCTTGACTTCCTTCATCAGTATTTGTATCTGTATTCCCAAGACTACCACTTCTTTTGACGATGAATCCTTCATTAGCATAAGTTCCGTCTAACCATTTGTTTACGATTGGTGTTACATCCATTCTCATATCATCTGTTTCATATTCAAATGATTGAGATGCATAAACTTCAGTAAACCAAGTTCCTCCAGAAGCAGACACAGTAGATGACCATCTTGTAGATTGTGTTTGTCCATCTCTAAATTCCCAACTAGCACCTTCTGTTGTAATAGGATCGTCACTAAATGTTCCTTGACCTTCTTGCCAACTCTGACTTATAGGATATGCAAATAAAGATTGTGATGTACTTAAATTTTGAGAATTAGCATCATACATATTTAAGTAAAATTTTCTATCTGAAGATATAGTTCCATTGTTTATTGATTTTTCTATATCAGATAAATCAAATTTTATAAGTATACGAGATACTTTAACGTTACCACCAGCAGAGCTCATAGTTTTTGATATTTCTAATATCTCATCTAAACCAGTATTACTACTACCTGTAGCTTGATATAGAGTTGCGTCTATATCAGGAAAAATAAAATAATTCATTAGTACGATCCTCCATTAGAACTGCCAGGACTTCCAGCCGAATCACCAACTACACGACCTTCAATATCGACATTTGGAAATTTTAATTCAAAACAACTTGGGTCTAAAGACGGATAAACAACACCATCTCTAGTAGCACTTACAATATCAAAAACATTTCCCGAGTAACCATCAGATTCAGCATATTTATTTGTTATAATAACAGAATTTTTATTCCCACTTTCTTCAGGATTAACTACAGCAGATACACCATCTACTAAGGATATCTGATAAGCTAAATCAGATAATACGATTGGTTGTCCTATTTGCCATTTGTCTATATTGAAGTAGTCCTTAACTACTTGTATAGCTTTAAGAACCACCTCTTCTTTGTTATATCCAGTTTTAGCAAGTATATTGAATTTAACACCTATATTAATTACAAAAGCATCTTTAATGTTTACAGCATCTGTTACCATTCTAAATTGTGTTAGGTAAGTTTGTATGTTTTCTTTAACTGCTTGATTTACATTGGCTAATCTTTTTCCAGCGTCAAATCCTAAAACATACAAATTAAGAGCTAATGGGTTTATTATTCTATCATCTGCGTTTGCTCCTGTTTTACTATCTAACTGAGTATCTTGTACTATATAAGCTTTTGCTATATTACCATATTTAGGTGGTAGTGCATACACTCTCGTTATATAATCTTCTTTGGTCACCGCTCTCTGTTGTGCTTGAAAGTAAGCTAAAGAGTTATTCTTAACTTCAGTAACACTTTCAGGTCCTCTACCACCAGCAGCTGGATTTGGATTGTTAACAGCTACAGAATTTCTTGTAGATGTTACTAAAGCTGTTGATAGTCCTGTATCATCTAACGTAACATTAGAAAACTGTACATTTCTCAGACTATTAGCACGAATGTTATGATTTACCCCACCACCATATCTATACTTTATTGTCAATGTAGTATTAGATGGTGCTTGTCCATAAGCTTTAGTGTTCAAAAAATTAGAAGGATCAAAAGCTGTATTTAGATAAGTTGGTGAACCAGGTAAAGAAGAACCAACCTCATCAGGATTTGGAATTATCTCCTCATCAGGACTATCCGAAACACCGGCACCAAATCTTAATTCTGTCTTACCATCCTCTCTGATAAATGTTATAAATCTTCTTGATGTTTTGAGGAGTTTTAGTAGATAAGGAGCTTGGTCAGCGTATGTAAACAATTGATTATCATTTTCTATTACATTTTCCATATCTGTGAACACTGTATCTTGAGCTAAGAAAGGAACTTCATACCAACTATTACCATCACTATCCGTGCAGCTAATTACTTCTGTTACATTTGAATTAGCTAGAGCTATTCTTTTATACTTTTCAGCATCGTTAAAATTAAAAAATTCTGTTGTTACAGTTCCACTAGAAACCTTTACAGATTTTTTTAATAAATAAGTTACTGGCACATCATTAGAACTTTCGTATATACTAACTTCCATTGGTTCGTAAGAACTTGAAAATTTAAAGTTACAATCTTCTTGTGTTACAAATGTTACTCCACTATCAGATTGTATTTCCATTCCAGCATTAATTAATAATGCGTAGTTTAAATCAGGAGCAGTTTCAAAACTATCACCTGTTCCTGAAGTTGTAGCTGGAACTGTTTGAAATATATCTATTTTACTAGAAGCTGCCGTTGCTAATTTTGGTTTGTATCCTAATGATTGAGCCATATTGTAAACTGTTTTCTTCTCCTCTGCAAAAGCAAGCAAACTTTCTTTAAACTGGTTGTCTATATAATAAGAAAGAACATCACCAACATAAGACGCCATTTCAATAAACATCATACCCGGTGATGATTCATTGAAATCGTTATATTCATTTGGAAAATATTGTTTAGCAAACTCAATTAGATTGTTTTTAAAAGATGAAAAATCTTTATTTAGATATCTAACTTCTTTTACTGATTTATCTTTTGGTGCTGTATAAGGCATTTTTTATCTCCTAGTAATTTACCAAATCAATAGACAACTTATCTGTATTAGTTGTGTCTACATTTAGAGAAAATTTAATAGATACGTTAAGAGCATTTTTATTTAAACTTGAAAATTGTGTTTCTATTTCGTCTACTAATATAAAAGGTAGAAATCTACTCATAGCTGAACGTATAGCCTCTTCTACTTTACTTTCTATATCATCTCCCTCTTGTTCAAATACAACTCTGAATAAATCAGAGCCAAACTCTGGATTACCTAATCTTTCCCCTTTTTTTGTAAGCAAAAGATTTTTTATATTTGATTTGGCTTGTTCTAAAGATGTTTTTGTTCTGTAGAAAAAACCACTTTTATTATGAGTTAGTGGTAACCCAACACCAATATAAATATCTTCATTTTTATCTTTTGCAATTATACTCATTTTTTACCATCTCTTTTTTTCAAAGCGCTCATTACGCCTCTGTAATCTTTAGTTAGTGCTCCCATAACCTCATCAGGCACACTCTCTGGATTTACACCAGCTGCTTGAGCAGTTTGAGCTGCTCCCATCTCTCTCTTAACTTCATCACTTCCAACTCTCATTGACATATTTCCATAACCCATAGCTTCAGCCATCCTAGAAGAATCAAAAGATTTTCCAGTCATTGTTGGATACTCATCATATTCACTTTGTTGTGCAGTTTCATTGAGTATCTTATTTAATGTCGGGTTACTTGTATAACTTATCTCTTTAGGTTTAGACTTTTTAGGAGTAGGTAATACCTCAGGAACAACATCTCTCTTTTGAGACATAGCTTTTACTCCTTCACTAATAAATATCTTATTAACCTCTTTTTTTACCTCTTGTCTTACCATTTCTCTGATTAAAGTAACCAGCTTACTTGTTTTAGCCATATTTAACTCCTATTTGTATATAAATATATTAACTTAGCATATTTGTTCTATCTTCACGAACACTATCTTTTAATTCTTTTTCAAGCTTAGCTCTAGCTATTTTAGATGAAGATCGAGTTAAAAAATCTGTGTAATTACTTACTACGCTTGGAGCTACATTAGTAACAGATTTTAAATCTTTTACTTCTTCTTCTACTTTTGCAATTACAAATTCTAAAGCCACTCCTATAGCAGCACCAGCTGGATTTAACGCGCCTGAAATTATTCCCGCTTTCCTACTTGCTTCAGTTGCTTTTTTAGTTGCTTCTATTGTCTCTCTTACTTTGATTGCAACTCTTATAGCTTTTTCAATTTCTACAACAACTTTCATTGCATCTTGTATAAATTTAAGTGTCTTAGCTATATTTACTCCAGAGCTTTTTCCCTTTCTCAAATCTTCACAAATACAATCAACATCATGATCTAACTTTTCAATATTTGTATTGACTTCTTTTCTAATTAATTCTCTTAGTTTATTAGCTGCTAATGCCATTTCAAAGTCTCCTAATTATCATCAGTTATATATACTGTTTCACTAAAAATATCTTCAAGATTATTATCTTCTAACATAGCTAATCTCTCAGATAAATTTAAAGCTGCTTCATTTAAATCTGCTAATTCTGTTGTTGTCGCTGCCACATTTGAAAAATCAACTAACATTTTAAAAAGCTTTTCTAATAAATCTCTCATCTCAAATCCTTTTACAACAGGATTATTAGCATCAGCTTCTCCTAAATTTATAACACCATTTTTACCAGCTTCTAAAGTAACTGAATAATTTGAAGCTATTGCAACATTTCTATTAGCAATCAAATGTATATCTCCATTCTGTCCTTTTGAATTAAAAATCAAACTATCAGAATTTAAAACTATTACGTTTTCGTCTATTAATGTTTTCCATTTATCCGGCCACCAAGAAGACGGAGCAGCAGGTATCAAAATATCATTTTCATTTTCTATTCTACCAGAAGATAACATAATCGTAGAACCATCTAAATTAATATTCTGTACATGAGGGAAAAAACTGTTAGCACGTTTTCTTTCATCATTGTTTTGTAGGTTAGTAATTTTTATAGTTGGATATCTATAATCTTCATTACTACTAAATTTTATACCTTGTCCAAATCTACCATTTATATTTATATCACCTTTTTTCGAAGAAAAATTTCTATTGAATTTTGTTATACCGGGTTTTACTACTCCATCTTTTCTAGCATAACCAGCCCTATTCATATTTACACTATTTCTTAAATTCAAAGGCATGTAATAATATAGTTCATCACCATAACTAGCGATATTTACTATCTCGCCCACAATTGGATAAACTACCATATGTGAAGATAGTGGTTTTACAAAATCAGCAATTTCATCTTTTGAACCTTGACTATATATAAACCTAGCTTTTATCGTACCATATAAAGAATAATCAGGTATTTTTTCACCACTCTCAGTTGATGTGTATGGTAAACTTTTAGGATCTAAGAAAACTTCAGTTACAACGGCCGGTTCAATTTCATAGAACTCAGATAATTGGTCTATGTTATCTTGTAAAATATTATAAACATCATCATAAGTTGTAACTCCAGTTTTGTCAATTTCTCTATTGTAAACAAAAGAACTTTTACGATATGCCATTAATTTTCTATCCTTTTCATATCATCCTCTATCTCATCCGAATGGTGTTGTAAATCAGTAGCCGCATCCTCTATCGCACCCATAAGTTGTTCTTTCTCAGCTTCCGATAAACCGAACTCATCTTCAGAACCACCTTTGTTTTCAGCAGCTATGATTCTCTGTACGATAGCAGCTACCTTTACTAATTGGTCGTCATTCTTTACATTGATTTCTAAATACTCCTTTAGCATAGGAATTATCTGAACCGCTGTATCTCCATCCTTTATGAAACCCACTACCTCTTTCATAAGAACTTCTAACTGAGTTTTGTTGGTTTTTGTATTTTCGTAAATATCTTTGAATAAACCAGATAAAGATTTACCCTCAAATATTTCGTAATCATTAGCCATAATATACTCCATTTGATAAATTTATATAGATTTGTGGTTATATATAAATATGAGGGTGTGTAAATTTTGACTAAAATATTATAGATAACAAAAAAGGGGAGTAAAAACTCCCCTTATTATTATTCGTTGACTAATGAGCCTGTGTGACTCACATCAACCATTCCATACTTATCAAACTCGTGTTGTAAGCGTTTGTTATATTTTTTCATAACATTTATTATACGAGTTATATGTTGAGTATTAGAACCTGTCATTTCTCTAATTAGTATGTATAGAGCCTTCTTATTGAAGTTTTCTATATTTTCTTTGATACGAAAGATATGTAATACGGAATCAGCAACCCTTATATCTTTGTCCCTACGAAAGATGTTAGTTAAATTGGTATCCCAAAACCTTTGTAATTCGTCTACAAACAATACTGATTTTTCAGCATTTTCAGCATTACTTGATTCACCCATAACGTTTCTTTTATAATCTAATACATCCATCTGAGAGTGTATCTTACCCATCTTATAGTTTTTATTATTATTTAAAATAAGATAGTTTTTAGCTACGATACTAAAGTAGGAAAATGCTTTACCTTTACCTTCTTTGAACTTATGCATATTCATAACTAAAAATGAAACTACCTCATGCTTTACTTCTTCAGAACCAACATCAAAGTAGTAGAACTTAAATGTGTGTATGATGTTCTCAGCTAACTTATCAAAAGCAGCTCTGATATGTTCATTATAAATAATGTTCTTTAATCTAGCATCATCCGTATTATTATAACGAATTATAGCTTTTTCTGTTCCTTGATTAAAGTAATAGTTTTTACCTTTTTTCTTTCTCTTTCTTCTTTTTCTTACTATTACCCCTTTTTTTGAACCTGATGTTGCTGTTGTTGCTGTAGCCATTATTGTTCTTCTCCTTTGAATCTATCTAATTGATTTATTGTTGTTTGAATTTGTTTAAAGACTACACCTACTTCATCATCCGATTCAAAGTAGCCTTTGTAATCTATTTTTTTAATGTCTGTTTGAATCTTTTGAATCGTATTAATGAAGTCTGTTATCCAATCTTCTAAAGACTCTAATTTTGTATTTAAATTCCATATAACATAACAGGAAGCTACGAATAAAATAGATAATAATACAAGACTTATTTCTAAAAACATTTACTTTTCTCCAAATAATTCATCAAAAAGGTCTTGTGATTTCTCACTTAACTTTGGTGATGGTTGTGGTTTTTCTTCTGTCACAACTGCTTTCTTAAAGTTGTTACTAACCTCTTCATCTTGCCTTTGCCATTGGTCAAACTCAATATGAGTAGCCATCATATCTGCTTGGTGTAGGATGTAAGCAATGTTAGACTTTAATGACCAATCTGGATTGTAAGATATATAGTAAGACTTATTAGCTTCTTCATACATACCATCTGTAAGTCTCAAACCAATATACTCCCATTGTGACATCTTAATACCAAAGTGGTTAAGGATAAAGATAGCTCTATCTGTAACTGTCATATACTGAAGTGCTGGATTGTGTTTGAATATCTCACCTCTGTTCTTACGATGCCATTCTGAGTCTTGTGGTATGTAGTAGTCATTTTCCAAATCACCAACCTTACCTAAGTCGTGATGCATAGCAGCAAAGATGAGTTCCTCATCGGTGAAGTTTATACTAGCTCCATCCTCTTCCCACAACTTCTTTATCTTCAGAGCGCAATCTGTAACGTGTAGTACATGCTCTACATAACCACCTACCATAGCATTGTGGTAAGCCGCTTTACCACTAGCAGGTGCTACTGACATTCTATTCTCAAAATACTTATACATTTCTAAGAGCTTTTCTTTTCGTTCTCCATCAAATGTATTCTCAATAAGTTGTATTAACTTATTCCAATTATCTACTATTTGTTGTTCTGTAAGTTGTTTCATTATAACCTATCCTTTATACTATTAATTACTGTTGTGTTATCTACAGCAGTTTGTCCACTATAAACGACTGCTCCATCTAATTGAATCTGATATCTGGCATTGTTAATTGCATCTCTTATACCCATCATATTAACACTAGCATCAGACCACTCATTGATTACATCTGACTTTAGACTATTAGCCTCAGCTCTGTAATCTGTATTATATATTATTGTCACTAACATTATCTAACCTCATATCTATTTTTTGTAAATCTTATTGTTGATTCGTTTCTTAGTCTATTACGATATCC